CGCGCGGAAGATGAAGCAGGGCAACGCGCTCATTTCTTGGCCTTCTTTGCCGGTGCTTTGCTGGGCTTGCCTGCAGCCTTCGCAGCCTTGCGCGCGACGTTCAACGCGACGGCCACGGCTTGCTTCTGCGGAATGCCGGATTTCATTTCCTTGGCAATGTTCTTGCCGATGGACTTGCTCGAATAACCTTTGGTCAGTGGCATGGTGTTCTCCTTATGGATGGAGGGGCCGAAGCCCCTCCATTGTCCTACTCAGCTTACTGGTTGAACAGCAGGATGCCGGACATCTCAGGCTGCTTGTTCACCACACCGAACAGCGTGTCGAGACGGTACTTGATCGTCATCGAGTCGATGTCATAGAACTTCTGCATCACCACTTCGATGCCCTGGTCGGTGGTGGCGCGCATCACTGCGGTGCCAGCATCGGTCGGGACAGCGTAGCGGCCGGGCAGGAGTTCCAGAGCGTCGCGCTGCCAGAACACGTTGACGGCTGCGGTGTTGACGTTGAGCCAGGTCAACGGAGCAGCAGCAGCAGGCGTCACGATGCAGTTCTGGTACTGCAGTTCAGCGTCGGAACCACCCTGTGCCGAGATGATCGGCGGGGTGATGACCAGGTCGGTACCGTTGACCACCTGCACCACGCGGAATGTCTTGGGCTGGCCAGTACCTTGCTTGGTGATGTGGTGCACGGCTTCGACGCCAGAGATGGTGAACGCATCGCCAGCCACAACACCGCCCGTGTTGTCCACGGTGATGGTCTGGAAGCGGTTGTCCACGTTCTGAGTTTCGCCAGACAGCGCGGTCGATGTGGCAGCAGGGACGTAGTAGTTGTTGGCAGCGGCCTGGGTGTCAATCAGGGTTGCGCCACCAGCAGCACCAGTCAAGCGGTTGGCGTAGTCGAACTTGAAGGTCTCGAAACCAGCCACCATGCCAACGAACGAACGCTCGAAGGCGCTGTTCGACTTGGTGCCGCTGAACGAACGGGCAGCGGTACCAGACGCGCCGGTAGCGATGTTGCCAGCCAGACCGTTGTAGTCGCGGCTGGACAGCGCCATGTAGCGGTCGTAGTTGGCCACGCCCTGCTCGTTCATGATGCTGTCGCATTCAGCGATGTCATCGTAGGTACCAGCCGGTGCGCCAATGTCCACCACCAGCGAGCCGAGGTTCGCAGCAGCGTTCATGATCGCCAGGTTGATGTCCGATGCCAGCTTCTGCTTGGCAGCTTCGCCCAGACGGCCTTCCTGCAGTGCATCGCGCAGGTCGAGCGTGGTCATGGTCCAGGGCACCGTGCGGCTGAAGCCGATGGTGGCAGGAACGGCCAGCTGCGTCATGTCCTGGTAGCCGGGGATGGCCTGGCCAGGGGTGGACGCAATCGACTGAGCGATGTAGGGCTGCGGACGCCAGATGATGTCGTTGGTACGAGCCATCATCGTCTGGTCGGTGTTGTAGATGCCCACGTTGCGCGAGAGCACCAGTGCGTCGTGGAAGCCTTCGAGCAGGTCTTCAAACGCGACGCGTTCTTCTTTGGAAAAGGCGTTTGCCATGATTAACTCCTAAAAAATCAGTTTTTGGATGCCGCACGTTTTTGCGCCTTGTACTGGATGACTTTCGTCATGTTTCCAGTACGAGCCGCTTCTTCGCGCAGCCGTTCGAGGGTTGAGTCCACTGCCCCAGACACGCGACCAGTTCCCTGGATAGTGCGCTCAGGCGGTGGTGCTGCCTTACGGTTCGTCACTTTCAATTCCTTTTCAAGTTTCGCTACCGCAAAGGCAAACTTCACGGGGTCTTTGATGCCAGCGATCTCCTTGGCCTTCTTCGGGTTCTTGCCGAGTGCGTAAATCACCAGAGCCGGGTTGTCCGCGCCTTGCACCACGATGCCTTGCTGCGTGACGTCAAGAACCTCCTGGGCCGTGGCCTCAGCGTCCTCAAAGTCGCGCACCTTCAACTCGGCTCTCGCCTTGCCGTAGGAATCAAGCCTCGCTTGCCAAGCATCGTGCTGGGCCTTCTCGGCCTGGCGCTGCTGCTCGACCTGCTGATCGGTTGCGCGCTTGCGCTCGTACCAATCGGCCAGTGCTGTTTCGAACTTCTCCGTGTCGTAGTCGTGGTCCTCCAGCTTGGGCTTCGCTCCCAGCGCGACCGGCTTGGTCTCAGTCGCTGCAGCAGCGTTCAGCTTGGCTTCGAGTTCCTTGATTCGACGTGCTTTCTCTCTGTCTGCTTTACGCAACTCACGAACCCACTCAGGCGCACGAGTCGTCTCTTCGGGAGGTGGCGCGTCCTCTCCAATGGAAACCACGACCTCATCGTCGCCATCGCCAGTGTCCTCGTCGGTGTTGGCCTCGTCGTCCTGGTCGGCGATGGAAGTGTCCTCATCACCCACGTTCTCAGTCTGACGATCCTCGTCCTCAAGTACCTCGATGTCTTCGATTTCGATCTGATCTCCGTCTTCTGCCTTTTTTCCCATCGTCATACCCCATCAAACTCACCCACTGAAGCGGCTGGGTGGATACCGCATAAATCACATCAGTGGCTGGCCGGTGACAGGCTGTGCCTGATCCACCACCACGCCGCCAATCTCACGCGCCAGATTCAGCGCGTGGTCTTGAGAATCCATGTCGACCTTGGCCAGCGTCTCGACCGTGCGCGCGCGAGACAGTTCTGCGTCGGCCACGGTCTTGACCGTGTCGGCACGCGCCTTGGCTGCTTTGGCAATGGCCTCTTCGGCCGCTGCCTGCAGGAAGATCGCGTTCGGGTCTTGCTGGCCTTGCAGCATGGCCGCCAGTTCTTCTGCCTCTGCCTCGGTCGGATCGATCACGCCCATGCGCACCAGCTTCTTGCGGAAGAAGTCGCGCACATCGCTGATGCCCTCGCCCTCCATGTTCATCATGGCCATGGCCTGCAGCACCTGCGAGGTCTCAGGGTCGGAGGTGATAGCCATCATGCCGGTCAGGGCACGGACGGTGGCAGCGCGCTTGCTGCTGCTGGAAGGGCCGACCTCGACGTCCACATCAAAGCTGGCCGAACTCAGGTCGTTCTGCAGGATGATCTCGCCAGTCTCCTGGTCGACCATCGGTTTCATCAACTCGACGGCCTGCACATCGCCGCTGGCAGTGATGGCCTTCATCTTGCGGCCGTCCTCGCTGTAAACCTCGCGTGCCATCGAGAGCCAGATTTCGCCGCAGCGCTTCATGCCCTTGGCAAAGTTGCTCATGTAGATGAAGGTCTGCATGTCCAGACGGCTCTGGATCATCTCGACGGCCTTGCCGGAGATGTTGCTGACCATCTTGTCGGCCTGCTGCGCGTTGCCCAGAATGTCCTGCATGTCCTGCTCGGTGATCTGGAGCAGGGCCGCCATGGCCGGAGGGATGGCCGGGCTGCGGGTGTAGGCCACCGGGCCGCTGACAGCCTGGTTGCCATTCTGGTCCGTGATCGGGTTGATCAGCAGGTACGGGTAGTCCTTGAGGTTGTCCTCTGCCCACATCACCTGGTGGCCAGCGACCTGCTCAGGCGTGAGGATCGGCTTCTCGACACTGGACAGCGCGCTGATCTCGCCCAGCTTGGACAGTTGCATGTTCTTCAGGCGCTGCGCATCCTTGGCCAGGCGCACGTGACCCATGCAGCGCTCGATGTTGTCCACGAACCAGCGCTTGCCGTAGACCGGCACGATGGGGATGCACTTGCCTGCGATGTAGCCAGCGTCCTCCAGAATCTTGCCGCCCGACATGATGTACTTGTGCACGCGCCGGGTCTTGAACTTCTTGCGCCGGACCTCGACCGTGCCAACGGCCTCCAGCGTTTCCTCCAGGGTCTCGTCCTTGTCGAAGTCGGCCTGGGTGTAGCGTTCTTCCTCGCCAGCGATGGTGCGGAAGATGCGGACTGTCTCGGCCTTTTCCTCAACGCGGTAGTACTCGGCCACGTAGACCACATCGGGTGTGCACCAGTCGAACTCGTACTGGTGGATGATCTTGGGCCAGCTTGTCGGGTCGTCTTCCCACGTGTCCTTGTAGGCCTCGCGGGTCATGGCCGTGATCACGAAGCAGCGCTTGGCGTCGGCCTTGTCCTGGCGCTTGGCCTCCAGGTCAAAGAACACGGACGAATCCGCGTCGAAGATCGGCTCGATGCGGATGCGCTGCTTGTCGTTGTCGGGGTCTTCCTCGTCCTCGTAGACGGTGCGCAGACGCCAGGCACCGAAGCCACCGCCGACTGCTTCCTCGAAGGCGTTGTCGTAGGCCTCGTCGGCCACGCTGTCCTGTGCGTCCGCGCGGTACAGGCCGTCGCAGGTGTCGGCCAGGTCGTCGCGTTCCTCGCCGTCCTTGCTGGTGAAGTCAACGGTGATCCGGTTGTTGCGGTACTCGTTGATGATGCGGATGACGGCCAGGTGGACCTTGTTCACCTCGAACTTGGGCTTGTTGGCGTACTGGTCCCAGAGTGGGCCTTCCCATTGGCTTCCTGCCAGGCTGTAGAAGCGACGGTCCTGCAAGCACTGCAGACGCTCGTCGCGCAGTGCTGTCTGGATGTTGTCGAATTCAGCCAGCGCCTCAGCGTGCAGATTGGCAAGCTGCTGATCTCGGGAAATTCTGGCCATGGGCGCTCCTCACTTTGCAATATTCTCTCACCATTTGTGCATGACTGGCAATGGTGTGAAGTTGTGGGACTTGACCGCAGGCAGACGCTGCACCAGATTGATGGCGTCGAACATGGGGTCAAGTTGGTCGTCGTGTGCGCCAGCCGGGAAGCTGGCCACCTCGGCCAAAAAGTCTGAAAGCCAAGATGCGTCCTCTGGCAGAGCCACGTTTCCGGACTCGATGAACGGGGCCGCATCGTAGCCACGGCTGATCTTGTCTTTGCTGCGCTGCACCGGCACCACAGGGATGCCCTCGCGCCGCAGGGTCTGGATCAGGCCAGTGCCTGACACCTTGTCCTCGACGTACATGCCGCGCATGGCCGCCTTCTGGCACAGCGGCCGCTGGTCTCCAAGGTGCTTCATCCAGAAGGCGCGCGCCTGCACCAGCAACTCGGGAGCCTCCCACTTGCCGCGCACCTGGTCGAGCTTCACGGCCTTGCCGGTGCTCGAGCGCGCCCAAGCCTGCATGACCGACCAGTCGTTCTGCTCGGCCGTCTTCTGGGCCGTGTCCACCGTGATGAAGCGGAACTCCAACTGCGGCACGGCCTTCCAGTAGGTGAACCACTCGGTGTTGATGATGCCGCCGCCGCGCGGGGCTGGCCGCTGCTGCAGTTGCCCGGCCGCGCCGTAGGTGCCCAGGGTCTTCTCCAACTCGGTCACCTGCTTCTCGCCAAAGCGCTCGGGGAACATCAACTCGCCTTCCTCGGTCCGTGGGTCGGACCAGCCGATGGCCGTGGTGCTGCGCCGCTCCGGCTCGAAGCGCATGGGGATGCAAAGGTGGACGTAGGGCAGGCCCATCTCCAGGATGACGCCGGAGATGTCCTTCTCGTTCAGGCGCTGCATGATGACCACGATGGCCGACTTGTCCGAGTTGATCCGGGTCGGCAGCGTCTCGGTGAAGGCAATGCGCGCGGCCTCCAGCTTGGCCTGGCTGTTAGCGTTGTCCGCGCTGATCGGGTCGTCCAGGATGACGCGGTCGCCGCGCACGCCAGTCATGGAGGTGAAGGCGCGTGCCTGGCGCACGCCCTTCTTGGTGTTGCCGAACTCGCGCTTGCCGTCCAAGTCGGCCAGCAGTTCGATGGGCCAGAGCCGCTGGTACCAGTCGGACTTGATCAGGTCGCGGCAGCGTCTGCTGTCTCGGATGGCCAGTTGCTCCTCGTGGGCCGTGCCGACGAAGCGCATCTCTGGCAGGCCGCGCGGTCCCCACTCCCAGGCTGGCCAAATGACGCCGGTCAGAAGCGACTTCATCGAGCCGGGTGGCACGTTCATCAGCAGCCTGGTGATCTCACCCTTGGTCACGGCCTCCAGGTGCAGGCAGATGGCGTCCAGCGCCCAGCCCCACTTCAGTTCGGCAGCCGGTTCGAGCACGCGCCAGGCGCGCTTGGCAAACTCTGCCAGGCTGCGCCTACACAACTCGCGCTCGATGGCCAGCAGGTCAGCTTGCGTCAGTTGCATCTCTCGCCGCCATGATTTCGGCCAGCGCCTCGGTGGAAATCTTCGAGACGTCGATGGTCGCCACCTGGATCGGTGCGCCGTCCTTGCCGGTGATCTCGTGCTGCTGCACTTCCTTCCAGCGCATCTGGGTTTTGGACCACCAGATGGCCGCCGTGGTGTCGCCTGCCATGACCTTCTGGAATAGGGTTTTCCCTACCTGACCATTGGCCTTGGCCTTTCCGGACACCAGTTCGGTCGCAAAGTGCTTGCGCAGGGTGTCGGTGTCGATGCCGTCGCGCACCAGGACTGCGATCTGCTCGATGGGCAGTCCATAGCCGGACATGGCTTCGACCTGTTTTCGCTCGGGATCGGTGGGCACAAAAGCCGGTCGGCCAGCGCCTGGACGTGCGCCGCCGTTCGGGCCGCGCTTTTTTGTGACCGAATTTTCAGTTTCAGCTTTCTGCTTTTTCGTTGCCATTTTTAACCTCCGCGAAAGGTTTTCCAGTTTCTGCGTGTGTTGCCTGCTTGCCGGTGAACTCCTGCCAGCGCTTGACGATGACGTCGCAGTAGCGTGGGTCAAGTTCCATGATCATGGCCGTGCGGCCGTTCTTCTCGGCAGCGATTAGGGTCGTTCCAGATCCGCCGAACGAGTCGAGCACGATATCGCCGCCCTTCGTGTTGTTCAGCAATTGGTACTCGAACAGCGCCACCGGCTTCATGGTCGGATGCTCGCCGTTGCGCGCTGGCTTGTCGAACTCCAGGATGGTCGTCTGCTTGCGGTCCGCTGCCCAGAGGTGTGCAGCACCTTCTTTCCAACCATAGATGCAAGGCTCATGCTTGAAGTGGTAATCCTTGCGTCCCATGATCAAACTGCTTTTTTTCCAGATCAGAATCTGGCTCATCTTCCAGCCTGCATCCTTTACTGCACCAGTGAAGTTGTAGGTTTCGACATCGGCATACCAGATGTAAAAGACCGCGCCAGGTTTCATGACCGTATCGGCTGCCGTGTACGCATCGCGCAGAAACTGCCGGAACTGGTCGTCCGACATTTTGTCGTTCATGATCTTCAGGCCGTTCTTTCGGTTCGGGTCGCCATGATTTCCACCCTGAACGGCCACGTTGTAAGGCGGATCGGTCAGCCATATGTCCACCAGGCTGCCCTGGGTCAGCTTGGCTAGGTCATTGACGCTGGTCGAGTCGCCGCACAGCAGCCGGTGCTTGCCCATCACCCAGACGTCACCAGGCACGGTGACCGGGTTTTCCTGCACGGCCGGGGCATCGTCCGGGTCAGTCAGCCCTTCAGTCACTTCCACCGGCATCAGCGCCTTGATTTCCTCGTCGGAAAATCCGGTCAGTTCAACGTCAAAGCCCAGGCCATCGAGTTCGGCCAACTCCAGCGCCAGCAACTCGTTGTCCCAGCCAGCGTTCAGCGCCAGCTTGTTGTCCGCGATGACGTAGGCGCGCTTCTGAGCCTCGCTCCAGCCTGCCGCAACCATGACCGGCAATGATGCCAGCCCCAGTTTGCGCGCGGCCATCACGCGACCATGACCGGCAATGATGCCGCCATCCTCGTCCACCAGGATGGCCGAGGTGAAGCCCCACTCCTTGATGCTGGCCGCCAGTTGTGCGATCTGGTCCTCGGAGTGCGTGCGCGAGTTCTTGGCGTAGGGCACCAGCTTTTCGATGGGCCACTGCTCGACCTTGTCGGCCGGGTTGTTCTTCTTGCTCATTCGCCCCTCCAGGCAATCGCCAGGGCAAGGGCTGCGGCAGCCCACCACCAGCCGTACATTCCGATCACCACGCCGATCAGCAGCGTGCCGATCAAGTTGGTTTTGTGTGAAATTGTGGTCATACCCTATTCTCCTCTTTTTCCAGTCGGTTCGCCACCAGGGTGGCGTAGCCAGCGATGTCGATCCAGTTGTCCGCGTAGGTCGGATCGCCGTTGAGGATGCGCGCGACCTTGTGCTGGATCATCTCCAGGGCTTCGCGTTGGTCTGGCTTGAGATTATCCCAGCCGCTGCGTTCGTGCATGACAGCCTTGAGGTCTTGGCTGATCCTGGCATGGCCTTCGAAGGTTCCGTACCTGTTCGCCCGGCCATCGAGCATCTCGTTGATGTTGGTGGTGTCGCTCACTGCTTTCTCCTGTGGATAACTTTTTCTCACATTCTCACACGCCCACGGCATGGAAGTTCGCCGCATCGGAAGGGAACTGGGAACACAC